AATCAGGATGGTTAAGACGGCAATGCTGTTGACGATAGAAAGAAGGAGGTTCATTTCTTCCCCCTATTTATCAAGCTCATCGGATCATTTCTGACGATTTCTGAAAGTTTCATCACGCCCGGTACGATGTTCATCGCAGTCAGCCCGAGGATGAAGGCCATGCCGTTGCTCAACACTTCCTGAAGATCGAAGTACCAGCTTACGATCGGTGTCATGTAGCCGGCGACCAGCGCCCCAGCCAGCACGGCCAGGACCATTTGCCACTTAGTCAACTCCTTGAGATAAGACAGGCTTACCACAGCGCCGGCCAAGCCAGCGATCAGCGACGCGTATTTCACGCCGAGGACGCTGCCAATTCCCCCCGATGGATCAGCCATGCCGCCCCCTTTTTATTGATTTACATGCGCAAAGATGGCATCACGGATAGTCTGCGCGCTGTTGCGTCCAGTTACCTCCAGCTCCATGTCTATGGCCATGGCCAGCAGTTCCGGCTTGTCCAGATCCAGCAGGTTGATGGTATCCTCGCCGTTGGTAATGATCATTTCAGCCGCGCCGCTTCCAGACGATATCTGCCCCGGCTTGGCTTCAGGATCAATGAAATTTCCCGTACCAAGCAGGTGCTCCGCTTCTGATTCGGACACTTCGACGGAACCATCGGCCTCGATCTGGTGGCCAAAAACAGAACCAAACGAACCGTCACGACGACGCTGGAAAATTGCGATGATTTTCATTGTTTATTCTCCATACGGAAAGACAGCGGGGATCGCTCCCCGCTGGTTATTAGTTGGCTGCTTTGTAGCTGAATTCCAGGGTCAGTGTTCCGGCGGCTGCAGTCGTTGCGGCAGCGGAGACAACGAAACCGACGATCCGGTCTGCCGTTGAAACGGTGACGCCTTTCAGCAGGTCGTAAGCCGCTTTGCTGGCAGTGTGCGAGACGATTGCCGCCGTGCTGTGCAAGGGGTGGTTGGCAATCCATGCGGCCCCGCCGTCTGCCGTTGCAGTAGAGATCGCGGTTTCTGCCGCATTCAGGATACCGAAGTTGGCAGTCAATACTGTTCCGCCAGTATCCATGTCGGTTGCGCCGATGGTGTAGCCAACCGGCAGACAGCCGGCAGGCAGCACGAAGTATTGAATCACGTCGGCCAGATCGATATCAGTCGTCAGCAGCGACAGCGATTCGTAAACCGTGATGGTTTCCTTGGCAATCGGGGCTGGGGCAGGAATCTTGCCCTTGATGTGTTCGGATTTCTTGGTAGTAGCCATGGTAAATCTCCTTGAAAGATTGCGAAGAGGCCGGGATTAACCGGCCTCATTCATTACGCGTTGGGGTCGATTGCGTAGGTATCGAGCGCGATCACACCAAAATCGTAATTGGTGCCATTCACGGCGAAGGTACACTTGTCGATGCCCAGGATGGAGTTGGAGGTGATCACGACCTGGTTGCCACGGTCTTCCATTTCCTCTTCCCAATTGAAGCGCAGACCCGTACCGGGAGAGCCGAATGCAACCACGCCCGCCTGACGGCCGAGGAACAAGGCGCGCGCACCGGGGAGGTTGACGCCGGAGCCCGCATCGCTGCGGGTGACGACGCTGGCGTGCTCATGCAGCACCACGTTGTTGTGCATCCCAAGACCGCCCTTGAAGATCGGGTTGTTGCGGCCTTCTGCAGCGGCGGCTGCTTTCTGGATGGCCAGCCACTCCGAACCGGAGGCGGTGCGCAGATTGTGAGCCTGGAATGGCGACATCACGCAAACGTAGTGATCTTCCCCGTCCACCTTGATCGGCTGCAAAGCCGGAATCGGGTTGCCGGAAGAGTCCGCAAAGCCTGACTTGGCGCGCGCCACAGCACGGTCGATCAGCTCCAGCGCCATGATGTCGCTGGAATCGAGGCTGGCAATGCTGGTGGCGTTGTTGGCAAACAGTTGGCGGTAGGCGCTAGGGGCCTCAAAGGTGTTGCCGGCGTAACCGACAAAACCGTTGCTCTCGATGAAATCCGTATTCGAGAAGATCGCGGCGCCGGCTGCGGTAGAGTCCTTGGTGGTATCGCGTCCGCCGCCAGACAGGTACAGCATGGTGGCCTCGTCGAACAGACTGGCCCACCACTGCGCTTGCAGAGGCTTCTCGCTGTCGCGCAGTTCGTGCATGGTGCGCTTGCGGGTCATGCGGCCGCCGAGGTTGGAGCCGCCGCGGAGTTGATCAATGTAGATGGTCGCGGTAGCGAACTTGCGATCTTCCTCATTGCCGCGCAGGATAGAGTCACCCTGGATCGGCTTCATGCGCTTGCGCAGGGCCAGATCGTAGGAGATCATCTCGCCCTTGTCCTTCTCCAGTTCGGTCAGGACGGTAATGCAGGCCATGGACTTGACGCCCTCGCCCATGAACTTGCGGGAAAAATACGATTCTTTGCGAACGTCGATGGCCAGTTCAGCGGAATACCGCTTGACGGCCTTTGCGTCACCTACGCCGATTACAGTTGTTCCCATGATAGTGCTCCTTGAAAGTTGATAAAACTTTTCAGGACGCACTCATGCGCAGCCGTGATAGTGTTGTTGCAGACTTCTTTATACAGGCAAGGCCAGCATTTAAGCCGACACCGTGATTCCTTCCCTCGCCAACTGACTGGCACCCGCCTTGATGTGGCTGATCTTCACCGACTCCGCGGCCTTGATGTCCAGCCGGGCCAGCTTGCCGGATTTGTCCATCAGGGTAATGGTGGCGAGCCCGCCTAAAGAAACGGACTCACCCACCTTCAAGTCGATTTTCAGGCTCATGCGCTGGCGCGATACCGCTCACGCGCCGCATCGGACAGACTGCCGACAGCGCGCTCCAGGTCCAGCCCGCCCAACTTGTCCAGGTGGTCGAACTCGCCAATTTCTCCGGTCTTGGCAATCTCTGCGGCGGGCAGGTTGGCCAAAGTCTTCGGCACGACGCTCAAGTCCGGACGGCGCGAGTCCGGTTTCTCATCGGGCGTCACAACTTCTGCGGGCTTTCCGAGATTGAACTTCTCGCGCACGATTCTGTCGGCTTCATTCAGGAACCACTGGCCAGAACGGTTTGCGTTAGCCTCGTCGCCACCAAGGGTACGCACCGCCTTGTCATAGGCGGCCATGATGATGTCGTCCTTGTAGATGGCGTTCTTGTCATCGTTAAAGAACCGCTCCTGCTCCCACTTCCACCGCGCCTGTGCGGTCTGTTCGTTCTGTTCGGCGGCAATGTCGGCCTTCAGTTTCTGCTCGCGCAGCTCCTGTTCCTGGGCGGTGATATCGTCCTTCTTGGCGTCGTACTCGTCCAGGGACAAGTCTCCGTCGTTGAGCTGCTTGCGCAAATCGGTCTTTTGTTCCTTGAATGCCGCCATCTTGTCGTCGTAGCCTTCGACCGGGGCCACGACGTATTGGGTCGTGAACTCGCTCTCGTCAGCAACCTCTTCGGCTACCGCCACGATCTCGTCGGCGGCAACGACCGTCTCGTCTGCTGCAGCGATAACTTCGTCCTCACCGGCAATCGCCTTCAGGGCGTCGATGTCAGGCGCATCTTCCACCAGTGCAGCACGCTCTTCATCGGACAGGGTAGCCAGTTCTTCTGCGGTGTATTCCACGATTTTTCTCCTTGGTTAATCTTTGTCGTTTGCTTCGGGTTTGTCGCCGGCCATGACGCTGATCTTGGCCATATCAACAAGCTTTTCTCTGGCCAGCGCCTTTGCCGCCTCGAACCGCTTCGGGTCTTCCTTGATCTCGTCGGCATTCATCAGGCAACGAAGATCGTCCTCTGCGCGCCAGTCTTTGTTTTCACCGGATAAGTAAGGGCTTGCGCCCATCGTGTTTTTCTTTGCCATTCCAGTTCTCCTTAACGAACGCGACGCGCGCGGATGGTGCCAAAAACCCCTACCGTGCCGGCAGAGAAAGTATCGGCGGCAACCAGGTGGATCGTGGCTGCGGCCGCCAGCTTGACGCGGGTCGGGCCGACTATGGTCACGAAGTTGCCTGTCACCGTGGCGCCAAATACCGCATTTTGAGTGACCGAAGAATCTGCACCCACCCCGCTGCCGCCAGCCTGGGCCGGGACGGTGTTGGCGGTCGGCGAAATTGCGGCACCGTAGGCAGTTGCCGTGGTCCCGGTCAGCACCCGGTTGACCGTGCCGGATACTTCCCAATCGCCAGCCGTCAACGCCAGCGTGGCGACATCAACCGGGGTAGCGGTGGTTTCCGATACGAGCGAACCGATCGGCACGACGGTTTCCAGATATTCTCCGACTATTCCTGCCGCGGCATCATCGTTGGTAGTGGTGGCCACGTTGGCGTCGGAAATCAGCGCATAGGCGCTGCCGGTAAAGTGATAGGTTTTGCCGGTGGAAGTATCCAGGAAAAGCTCTTCCTTGTTACCGGGTACGGGGAAATTGGCTGTGCCGTTAATTTTTATCATGGTGCGGGTTCCTTATCCGTTGAGTGTTGGGGTTTCGATGCCGCGCCGCGCGCCAGCCGCCATGCTGGGTTGCTGCAGCGGTGGGACATGTTGGGCCGGCTGTCCTGGTGGTAGGATGTTTGGGTCTTGCCCCTGCTCGTCCACAAAGCCAGCTCCGCGCATAATCTCATCTGCCACGGTAGCCGCCCACGGATTGGAAGCCACCACACCCCCCGCCTGTAGCGACACATACAGGGATTCCACCCGCTTCTTGATCGCCTCCGCATCGAGGTTGCTGCGCTTGGCAATCAGTTCCTGAAGTTCCTCGTGGGCGCGATCCAGTGCCATTTTCTTCTGCAACTTGTCGAATTCCCCGGCTTCCTGCTCGGCCTGCTGCTCTTCCGGCGTCATTTCTGCATCCGGATCACGCTGGCCGGTAATCTTGCGTATCCGGCTGATGAGCTCTTCCCTGTTCGGCAGCCCGTCGATGTCGACCACCAGATCCAGCATGTTGAGCGCAGCCTGCAATCCGCCCGGACCCATCTGCGCAATCTTGCCGACGATCTCGAATAGACTTTCCTGCATCGCCTGGCGCAGCGTCGAGCGGTAATCCTGCTCGCTCATCACGAAATCGGCTTCCATCTCCGTGATATCGTTGAGAATACGGCCGGTTTCATCCGGGGTATTCAGTTCCATGAACTTGTACTGTCCGCGCCCACCTACCAGCCGGATCGCCTTGGCCTCGGTGTAGAACTGCTCGCACATCGACAATTCCATTTCTCCGAGCTGCTGCAGGGCATAGCGGTGATTGTCGAAAGGCTCGGTGGTTACGACTGAGCCCATGTCCTGGCGCGACTGGATCGCTATACCGGAAGTGGCATTCGACTGCCGGCCCAGGTTCTCGTCGGATACGCCGCCGATCTTGCGGATAAAGTTGGCATCCTGCGTCATGAGCTGAAGATGCTCGTTGGCCAGGTTGATGTCGGCGCTCTTTTCAAACCGCTTGCCCGGATTGACCACGATCATGTGGTCCGGCCTGGCTATTTCTTCGCGTGTGGCTTCTACATCATCGACGGCGCCCTTCTCCATCACCACACCGTTGGTTGAGAGTATCCAGTGCGCCTTTGAGTGGCGTTTGTTCAGTCCGTCCTGGGCATCCCGCAGAGCGCGAATCACGCCATAGGGTGCGTTGTCACGCTTGCGGCGGTAGCACCAGGTAATCACGAACGGAATGCGGCCATGACGGTACGGAGAAACACCCTCGAACACAACCCCGACCGAGGTGTAGATCAATACCCGGACTTCCATTTCCAGTTTGTCGTAGAGGCCGTAGCCCTCGTTGACTGCGGCGACGTGCTCCGGGTTGGCCTTGTCGAACTTCTTGCCGGACAGGTCGCCGTTGATGAACATCTTGCGCAGTACCGGCTTGCGATACCAGCACTCGTAGAAGCGCACGATCTTGCGCTGGCTGGTAGCGAATGCTGCGCCGTCGTATTGCTGATAGCGGCCTGTCTTGGGCGACCAATCTTCAGCCGGGTCGGTGCGGTTGGCCTGATACCAGTCTGCCGGGTCTTGTGCGCCGTCATTCTTGACCGAGCCGCGGATGATGCTGACGCGATCAGGGAAGTAGGCCAGGGCGATATCCTCGTCCAGATCCTTCCAGCGGAAGAAATACCGGGCGTCACTCAGGTCATGCTCGACGCTGTTGGAGTCATACAGGGTGGAACGCCAGTCCTGATAACGCTCGAACAGCAGTTCCTCGGTCGGGTCGCCGCGCAGCCCGGTTTCGAGCACTCCCATGCCGGCCTTGATGGCATCATCGAAAGATCGTGAGCGGTGGAACGGGGATTTGTTGGTGTCAGACAGGTATTTCAGCAGGGAGGTCTTATTCTCGGCGTCGTCGGCACCTTCCTTGCGCCGTGGCATCACCTTGAAGTCCATGCGCATCCGGCGCTCGGTGCCGATCAGCCAGTCGATGGTCGGCTTTATCTCGTTGTAGACCACTGGCGCCTGGCCCCGGTCCATCAATACCTGGGCGTCATCATCGTCCCACTGCATGTTGTCGTAGTAATCTTCGTCCAGCGCCATCTGGAAACGGTTGGAAGCCTGGCGCTGCATCTCCTGCTCGAACCAG